TTCCAATTTTTAAATATTCGACCCCTAGCACCCTCGGAGACAAAGCCCTTAATCATATTGTAATAATGATCTCGGTTGGTATTTTTATAGTTCTCATAGTTATCAATGGTTGTCTGATTTAGATTGTCTATATTTTCTAAATAAGTACCAAAGATATAATCAGTATTTTTTTGAGCAAGTTTCTTAAGCTCTACCTTAAAGAAACCATCTACTCCTGAATCAATAAGATTGAACCATCTTCTAATAATCCAGTGATTCTTATGGGGTGGGTTCAATAGTAATATAATTTTAATATCTGTGTTCGCTTTACGAATACTGTCGTCAAGCATTAAAAAGTCCTCTTCGGATACTTCATCTGCCTCCTCGATGATAATACAATTAAAACCAGCAAGGGATTTTAGCTTAGATTTTTGATCAGATGATGATTTTCTAAAACCAATACCCTCTACTGAGTTTTTTCCATACTTGAAAAATAAATTGCTTTGTTCTATTGAGTCAGAAATTCCAGCTTCATCAATACGGTCTTGTATTTCTTGGTTAATAGAGTTTTTAATATCTCCTTTTACAAATCTCATCATAGCGCAGCGAAAATAGTCTGGTGCTATTAAGTTTGAAAGAATGAACTGTGAAGCCGTATACGAACGCCCAGAGGCTCTACCACCTAATAGGATAGTGTAACGCTTGTTGTTAGTGAATAGACGTTTGTAGATTTTATTTATTACCTGATCCATAGTCTTTGAATGTTATGGTGTTTCCTTGTATTGGTTTGTCATCACTTGTTACGTCTGACTTTTCTTTCATGCCATGATTGCTTGAAAGTATTAGTTTGGCAATGGTTGGATTGTAGTCACCAGAGAGCCCCATATTTAACAATCTTTCTTTTTGTTCTACGCGTATATGCTCTAAAGCGTAAGAAAAATCTTTATGTTTTTCTTCCCAATCATAGAGTGTAGGCTTAGTTACTTTAATAAAACGAGCAAATCCCTCAATAGTTGGAATCTTTACTATCAGTTTTTTGTCTTCGTTTGTTATATCCTGATGAAGATCAATATACTCCTGAGCTTTATCAATAAAGTTCTTTTTGTATTTAGTTGGTCTACCTCTTTTTTCCATATATAAACATTATACCACTAATAGAAACAAAAAAAACCAAAGATTGCTCGATGGTTTTTTTTGTAAGTTGGTAGCTCGTTATAATTATAGCATGGATCTTATTTATATAGCAAGTAGCTTTTACCTTTGAAACAATCAATAGGTAAAGTATTATCGTTGTATTACTATTATATCATAACGGTAAAAAACTTCCCATAGAGCACACGTGGAGTACCTCTCTTTTATCTTTTTGTTTTATAAGGGTTTTATAGGAAACATAAAACTCCACGTAGAGTTTTATAACAAAAAAAACACCTTAATAAGTGTTTACTTTGTGTCCTTGATCAAATCCTTAATAAATACAACCAATTTAGACAATCTCATTTCGTTTGGATAGATACCATACTCACTTGCCATGAATTGGTTTGTTTCATCTATCAGTTTTTGGTGATGAGTTATTTCCTTCATGTCCTTCGGGTGCAATTCTGTTAGTATTGCAAGCGCGTCAGTCTTGGCAAGGTTTCTAACTTCCTCCCAGAGGTCATACTCTCGCACCTCAACGTCTTTACCGTCTCGATTGATAGTTATTAGTCTTTCCTTTGAGTCTGCCCGTAGTGAGATGATTTTGTCTGATATCTCTTTGTCTAGTTTGTGAATCTCGTCGTATTTTTTAAGTAGATCTTTAATCATTTTTTTTCTTATTAGTGTTTTTAATATTTTCCCATTTCTTATGAACAAGGGTGTACGTTACATTTCCCTTTTCTGTCTCTATTATACCCTTTTCTGACCCTATCTCCAAAATTTTAAGAGTAATAATATCCACATCATTTTTACATAATTCATTGATAGAATATATCTCTAATTTTTTAACAAAGTCATCCAGTAGCAAATAGGAAAATCCTGTTTTAGTTTTTGTTTTAGTAAATGTCATAATTTTATAATAATGGACCTATTAAAATCATTAAAATAATTATTGCTGGAAAGCCTAGAAATACAAATAATAGAAAATATAATGCACCTTTCCTACCTCGGTTAATTGCCTCAGCTAATTCTTCTGTTTCTGATTGTTTTTTCATATATTTTTATTACGTCTTTTTTTAATTAATAAATCAATTTGTCTTGAGTCTTTTTTAAGCATTGCACATAGGTAAAGAAAGTAAATGTTGATTTGAATCTCATCATCAAATTTTTCTTTATTTTTATTCACTATCTTATTATGCTACAAAAAAACCTTTTTACAAAATCCGGTATTACTACCAGTCATTCAAAGTATTATACGCAATTTGCTACAACGTCTTCAAATGAAGCTGGAATTTGTTCTGTTTGTGCGTACTCAATAGAAATATCAACAAATTTATCAAAGCCATATGCTTCTAATGCTCCATCATACATACATGAACAAGATGATATAGCTGATACGTCATCTCCTACGCATCCTTCCATAAATCCTTGTTCAAATTCTTCTTTTAGATCTACATTGTTTTCAATAGGTACATGTATCATTTTTTCATCTGGTTGATTTGAAAAAATAATTGCTCCTGCTATTGCTAGAGATCCAATAATAATTGTAATTGATGTTTTGTTCATTTTGTTTTTTGATTTCCATCTCGGTTATTGATTAGGTTTAATTCTTCTTTTAATAATTCTAGATTTTCTTCTTCCCTTTCAATTAGATTAGAAATAAACTTTTTTCTTTCCTGTTGTACCATGTGTTCTGCGTATTGTTTCATAGAGTCTTTAAAACCATTACAATCATTTAATTCTGCTTCTATTCCCTCTTGCCAAGAATCGCACATACCTAGTATTTTTGTTTTTCCTAATTCTTCAATCTTTTTCTTATCGTGTTTCAAAGGTCTTGGTTGATTAGGTTAATAACGTCCTTTCTATACTGTTCTTGTCCATAATCAAATGCCTCTAGTTTTGTTTCAAACACTTCAGCTAAAGAATATTCACTTTTACCATCACGTTCAGTATCTATGAGGTGGAATAGTTTTACAATCCTATCCCTGTCTTGTTGCACCATGTATTCTGCGTATTGCTTAATAGCCCTTTCTACCTCTAATTGAGTATACTGAGTATAGTTTACACACTCTAATACTTCTTCAATCTTTTTTTCATCGTGTTTCATAGTTCTTGGTTGATTGTTCGGTTAATTAATTGTTTTGTTTCCTTGTCAGCTATTTTTTTAAGTTCTTTTTGTTTATGTACCTTTCCCTCTAGACAATAATCACATTTACAATTATTTTTACTCATATGGTTTTAGTTATGTTAAATAAGTTTCTTAACTCCATGTGCCAGCCATTACCACGTTCATCAATTAGTCCAACAAGAGTGTATTTTCCATGAGTATCAAACTCTGTTATTCTGAATAATCCCTTTTTATTTTTTACACGAGCTGTACCTCCAACAGATAAAAGTCTTCTGTTTACTCTGTACTGATGTATTTTCTGTCCTGTTGTTTTAGTCATGGTCTTGGTTTATTGGGTTAATAATATTACCAACATCCTTATTATTTAAATGAATACCTCCTATGTTTTTTATCCTCTCCCTCTTTTGTTGTACCATGTGTTCTGCGTATTGTTTAGCAACAGAAATTTCCTTGGTGTATTCTGGAAGACTCCACAAAAGACCAGTTTCAACTATAATATCAATAAGTTTTTTTTGATCGTGTTTCATAGGTTTTTTTTGATTACTTCAATAACTGCTTTAATTCCATTATTAAATGTTGCTTCATAGCCATAAGTTTCAACAGGTGTTTCTCCGTCAATGCAATCTACAGGGTTTTCATCTTCAAAAAGTTTTCTAGCTTTCTCTGTAATCTCCTTATCTCTCTGTTGTACTGCTAGGGCTATTTCATTCTTGATAAAATCTTTTATTAAATAATCAGGGTCATCTCCATCTTTCAATCTAGCCAATACACCATAATCATCATTCTTTTCAGAGTTATACCAAAATTCATCAAACCTCTCCTCCATTGTCTGTTCTTGTTTATTCATGATTACCCTATATATTTATCTAAACATTTTGTGCATAGCATTTTTTCTAATAAAAGTGTTCTACTTATTGAGGAAATAATACCTAACTCCTGACATACTTTTTTATTCCCACAACCATCACAATAAGTAATTTCAGTTCTTCCTGATAGTTCTTCTATATTATTCATAGTTCCTCTTGGTTGATTGCTTGAATAACGTCTCTGCCAAAAATACCAACTAATGCACTTAATTTCATTTCAATAGATGAATAACGCATTGTTTCTTTTACAGCCTCTACACACCTCTCCCTCTCTTGTTGTACCGCAAAAGCTAACTCCTCATCCCTAACATACATTGCATATTTATATATAGCACTCATAAATCCTTCATAGTACATTGTGTCAGTTGGATTATGTTTGTTTCCTTCAATACAATTATTACTCCAAAGTTCTTCAAACCTCTCCTCTAGTGTTGTTTCAGTTGTAACTGTGTGTGAATCAAATGTTTGTCTTCCTACCTTGCACAATGGTTCTTCCCATCTTCCTTTCCATTCTGATTTTGGAGTATCACATCTTATACATTTTGTTTCAGTTGTACCTGTGCATTTGTTATTCATACAATTATTGATTATCTTCCTCTTGGCACTTACTTAGACAATATATAGCACCTTCTGGTAAATTTAGTTCTCGGTTACAGTTTTTGCATTTGGTCATATTATTTTTTTAGTCGATAACTTTTAAATCCAAATTCATTTTTAAACTTGCTTGCCTCTATGTCCCACCCATTTTCTTGAAGTTCGTATATTCGTGTATGGAACTGAGATATTTTTAAGGTATGCAGGAAATAAGTTCCGGAAACCCAATCGCCTGATTCGAGGGCTTCTAATACTTTTAGTTTCTGTCCTGTTAATGGTTTCATAATTAGTTTTCTAATGATCTGATAAACGTGATTCTATCGTGCGCGTTAATTTTCTTTGCTGAATTAAGCCAGTTTCTATAACCTCCTATCTCGTTAAAGATAACATCATAGGCTAGTTCTCGTGAAAGTTCTGAGTCCATAGCAATAAGCATAGCTTCTTTATCGTTTAGCTTTTCGCTATAAAACTTTAAATAGTAATGCTGAACAGTTGCTATCTTAAAATTAAAATCACCTGTTGAATAACAATGTAATCGTACACCTCCGACCCTTCGACAACTCGCTAGGTCTTTTTTAAGGGGGTCGAATACAATAACCAATGACCTATCCTCGTACCCTCTGATTTCTTCTAGCCTTAGATCGTCAAGCAGGTCTTGTTTTAATTGCTCGATCTTTTCTTCAAGGGCTATTCCTACATTTTTTTCTACAATGACCTCCCTGTCTACATAGGTTGGTTCTTGGTATCTTTCGTATACAAATATTCCGATAGCTGTTGCTATCAAAACAAGTAATAGGTTTTTAATAAATTTGATTGATTTTTGTTTTATATTTTTCATATTAATATCCTTTAACAACCTCTATTAATTTTCCCTCGATAACTACATAAGTTTTGTACATATTATTTGACTACGTTACCCTCTGAGTCTATATATTCTCCAGAGGCTTTTTCTTCTTCTGATAATTGATATTCTTTTACGGGATCCGAGCTACATAATCCGTTTATAAAGTCTGTTTCGTTGAATGACATATTAGTAAGGTAATTCCATTAAGTCTTTTGTTTTATACTTTGAAATACATTCTCCTTGGCTTGCTTCATAATAACCTTGCATTGTGGTTTTTGCTTTTGTTTTATAAGCATAATTATTTTTACTTATAAATGCTTTTCCTACATACTCTTTGAATTTATCAAGTGAAATCTGAAATTCTCCACATCCATTTCTACATTCGTATATCTTTTGCATCTGGAGATATGTTAGTCCTTTGCTACATGCAGGACAGGTTTCATATCTTAATGATAACCATTGTAATTTTTTCATATATTTTAAAAGTTAATTTCTAATAACTTATCTACAATATACACTGTACAAGTGTATATTACAAGTCATTATTCTTCCTATACATTTTTTTTAACAGGTCGTCAACTAATCTGTTCCACTCGGTAAATAGAGACAATGATTTTGTTTTTGATAGGTGCTTTCCCTTTTCTGAGTTTTTAATATAAATAGAGAATAGTTTACGCGTTCCATAAAATTCTACTTCGCCAGCGCTTACGATTGCTTCTATGATTTCTTTTTGTTCTGCTTCTGATAATTGTATTCGTGCCATAATTTCATTAGTTATAATTAGATAAATATTCTTCTGTGTTTTCTCTCGATGGAAAGGGTATATGTACCCCTGTTGATTTTGAGATTGCTTCTATCAGATCATCCCATACTGGGTTTACCTGATCCGTTGTTAATTCACTTGTACTTTTTAGTCCAGGGTATTTTTCGATTGCTATAGCTCTGAAAATATCTTTGATAGATGCCATTGTAGGGCGAGTATCAAGGTTCTCAAGTACAACTCTTAAAGGTATTCCTGATTCTATTAGTAGGTCTGCTATTTGAGTGCAGCCTTTGTGAATTGACTTGTTTTGAGTTCCTGATCTTTGTGGTTTATTTTTTTCCATATATTTGTTTCTGCATGA